AGAGCTCAATTAATACAAAAAGAAGAAGAAACAATACAAGCTAAAGAGATGCAAGCCGATGATCTTTACAAAAAAGCTGTTGCTTCTGGAGATGCTGAGTTAATGTCAAAGGCCGATACCCTAAAAAGCGACATAAGCATACAAAAAGAAAAGGTTAGAATGGCTAGAGCTCAATCAGAGCAATCACAACAAGTGCAACAGCCAGTACAACAACCACAGTATCAAGCTCCACAACCTACACCACAACCAAGTGAGAAGGCATTAGAGTGGCATGGTCAAAATTCATGGTATGGTGATGCTGGTTCAGATGAAACCGTGCAAGCATCGCAATATGCTGACTATACACATATAGTTTTAATGCAAGAAGGTTATGAACCTGAGTCAGATGACTATTACAGTGAATTAACTGACCGAGTAAAAAAAGTTTTCCCTACATTAGAAGGGCAAAAAGATGACGTACAAACAGAAGACAGACCCGCTGTGCAAAGAGTCGCTTCTACTTCCGTAGGAAGTCGTCAAAAAACACAAGGCAAGAAGAACGGTGTAACTTTCTCTAAATCAGAAGTTGAACGTCTTAGAGGATTAAAACCACACAATATGTCGGAAGACGCGTGGTTGAAATCTGTTGCTAAAGAGAAACAAAAAATTTCACAAAGAGAGGCTAAATAAGATGACTAACGAAATAGACCAAGAAACAACAACCAGAAAATCCCGTGAATCCGAGCAACACGCTAAAGAAACTCGTAGAACCCCATGGCGACCAGTAAGAAAACTAGAAACACCCGATGCACCAGAAGGATATGAATATCGATGGATAAGAGAATCTATGATGGGGCAAGAGGATAGAGCTAACGTAAGTAGAAGAATTAGGGAGGGTTGGGAACTTGTAAAAGGAACTGATCTACCTCAAGAATTTGACTTACCTACTCACGATTCTGGTAGACACGCTGGCGTAGTTTATAACGAAGGACTACTCTTGGCGAAGATACCACTTGAAACCATTGCTGAACGTAATGCTTATTACTCAGGCAAAAACCAACAAGCGAAAGAAGCGTTAGACAATACTATGTTTAATGAATCTTCTAAAGATGGAAGGTATGTCAAGTATGACTCGCAAAGAAAGTCTAATGTTACTTTTGGGAAAAAGTAACTAATATTAATAGGTAAAAAATTATGGCTAATAAAGATGCCCCATTTGGATTAAAACCTGTTCGTATGATGGGCGGAGCACCCTATTCTGGAGGTCAATCCAGATACAGGATAGCTAGTGGAGCCACAACACCAATTTTTAATGGCGATTTAGTTACGCAATTAACAGCTGGAGTTTTGGGTCGACATGCTGCCACTGGTACTGTTCCGATTGTCGGAGTGTTTAATGGAGTCAGTTATACTGACCCAACTACTGGCGAACAAGTGTTTAAAAATTACTATCCCGGAAGCATAGCTGCTTCTGACATAGTAGCTAACGTGATTGACGATTCCAATGTCGTTTTTGAAGTACAAGCAGACGCAGCATTGCCTGTTGCTGACTTGTTCGGAAACTTTGACATTGTTGACGGCTCTCCCGTTGGCGATACAGCCTCTGGACGATCTAATGCCGAGCTAGATGTAACTACTGGTGCTACCACCGCTACTCTACCTCTAAAAGCAATAGACATCTCTGAGGACCCTGATAACGATGACGTAGCGTCAGCTAACACCAATGTACTATGTGTGATTCAAAACCACATCATGGGACAGAAAGGTGCTGGTCTAGCATAAGGTAGGTAAAAAATGGCAATATCAAGAGCTCAACTCGCTAAAGAGTTAGAACCCGGATTAAACAGCCTCTTTGGCTTATCTTACGATGAGTACGACAGAGAGTACGAAGACATCTTCTCTATAGAAGATTCTAACCGTGCTTTTGAAGAAGAAGTGTTAATCACTGGTTTCGGTTCGGCACCAACTAAAAGTGAAGGTCAAGCAGTTAGCTTCGACAACGCATCTGAAAGTTACAGTGCACGTTACACCCACGATACAGTGGCGTTAGCGTTTGCTTTAACAGAAGAAGCGATTGAAGATAACCTCTATGATTCTTTAGGTAAAAGGTATACAAAAGCACTAGCGAAATCTATGGCTAATACCAAAGAAGTTAAAGGTGCTGACATTCTAAACAATGCTTTCTCATCCAGTTTTACTGGCGGAGATGGTGTGTCTCTAATTAACACTGCTCACCCACTATCAGGTGGTGGTTCAGCTGCTAACAGAGCAACATCAATGGCCGATCTTAACGAAACTTCTTTAGAAGATGCGTTGATCGACATAAGCGGATTCACAGATGACAGAGGACTTACAATTTCTGTTCAAGCGTCAAAAATGATAGTTCCTAGTGAACTGGTTTTTGTTGCTGAAAGAATTTTAAATTCTAATCTAAGGTCTGGAACATCAGACAATGATCTAAATGCTGTAAGAAGCACAGGGGTTCTACCCGGTGGTTATTCAGTAAATCATTATCTGACTGACCCAGATGCTTTCTTCATCTTAACTTCTGTCACCGATCAAGGCGATGGTCTAAAAATGTTCCAAAGAAGTGGTATGGAAACTTCTATGGAGCCTGACTTCGCTACAGGAAACATTAGATATAAAGCGCGTGAGCGTTATTCTTTTGGTTTCTCTGATTGGAGAGGAATTTATGGGTCGCAAGGTGCATAACTCGAACGATTAGAAATACCGTTTATAACTCAAGTATTTCAAGAAAAGGCCCTTCGGGGCCTTTTTTTTGTTTTGATTCTTTTACTTTATTATGTACATAAACTTGCACATTTGTGTAAATAGTGTATTATGTATATGTGAGATTAATAAATGAAGGAGAAAAAATGTTTGATTTAGAAAATTATGATAAGAGGTTGAGAAGAGCAGAGGCCACATATAATGGTCAGTTCTACACCAAAGCAGCTAAAAAAGATGCTATGGCCGATCTTAACGAAGCTTATAATATTTGTAAAAACCACGCTGGTAAGTGTTGGAGAGATAAAGTAAGAGAAGAGTTAGGCACAGACTATGACTTTCTAGGTTCAGAGTGGCAAGCTTTTAAAGATGCAAACCCTAGTAATGATGTTCCTTATGATCTGCACCAAGTAAGAGAAGCTAAACACTCCGAGTATTTTGTAGCTTTCGGTGGAGTTTGGAACTACATAGATAGCTTGGTTAAGCTTAGAGCGTTTTACAAAGAAGCAGAGATTATTGCCAAACCAAAAAAAGTCAAAACCGAGGGTGTTAGAACTGATAGGTCTGCTAAATACTGGGGCCACTGTCAGATATGTCAAAAAAGACACAAGATAGATGTTCAAACTAATAAAATAGCTGACCACGGTTATACAGTTGATGGTTGGAGAAACGGCAGCTGCATGGGCATACACGCTCTTCCATTAGAACTTTCATGTGATTTAGTCAAAAAAGAAATTGTAAATCTTAAAGAAGCTTTGGCTCAATATCAAGAAATGGAGAGACAGGGCAAAAAAGTCTTTGAAGGTCTTGCTGGCAGATGGGATAGACAAGAAGAAGGAACTCCAATATATGGTGAGCCTACTAAGTACATCAAATACTGCAAACAAGACCTTGGAGTTTACGAAAAAGTCGTAGAGAAATGGTATGCACTTAATCTTGAAGACTTAGAAGAAGTTTTGTATGACGACTAAACTTACAATCAAAAAGGCCCTTCGGGGCCTTTTTTTTGGCCTAAATTTATTAATATTTATATGTATAAATAGTTGCACATTTGTGTAAATAGTGTATTATGTATATGTGAGATTAATAAATAAAGGAGAAAAAAAATGATAAGAGTGCTTAATTTTTTAGAACAATGGAGCATGCTTGCTGGGTTGTTTAACATGTTTGTTTTTATCTTTGTGATTGAAGCAGTAATCAAAATGTTGGGGGTGTAAAGATGGCATATATTAATGCAGAAGAAGTAAAAGCCATTAGAAAGGCTTTAAAAGATAAATTTCCAAAACATAAATTTAGCGTTACTAAAGGTAATGGCGGACACAGTGTTGATGTTGCAGTTATGGAAGGACCAGCTTTTTACAAAGAGGAAGATCAGTATAACCACTACCATGATGAATATACTGCTCTTGATCTAAATAAAGCGCACACGCAAATAAATCACTATTGGTTGAAAGATCATTACCCAAACAACGCAAAGTTCTTTCAGCAAGTAGTTGAAATTATGAAAACTGCTCCTTACTACGCTGGTGTTGGCGATCTTTGGTTTGACGAAAGCGACATACAAACAGACTATTTTCACACTGCTTACTACTTGCATGTTGCAATCGGGAAGTGGGACAAACCATTTAAAGTACAGGAGGCAGCATAATGAGTTGTTATTTAATGGAAGAAGAAGAGATCGGGGCCATAGCGGTTGCAAATTTTAGAGGCATTACATACGACAGTAATGGTAGGTTTTACAACCCTGTTACAAAAAAAGTGGAATATATAAATGCTGGGGATGTGGCTGAAATGTTGGCGTTACAAAACATTGCCAGCTGCCAAGCCAGATACCCACAACACGGTAAGTTTGCTGGCGGTTTCTTAGACTCTGCTGAACATGTTGAGCTCTATATAGAAAGAGCCAGAGAGTGTGGTAACAAACTACAACCTTTCTTGAAGCCGATGAAACTATACGGCTTGATTAAGCAATATATGTACCAAGCTTGTGAGACTGACGATTGGTACGAAACTGACGCTTATTGGTACTGTAATACAGTTGCCCACCTAGCAGCTGGCAAGGAGCAAAGAGCACAAGAAGACAAGGAGGTGGCATGATAAAAAAAATATTTGTAGACATGGACGGTGTGCTGGCTGATTTCGTCAAGGGTGTTGAAGGACCTAAGTATCTAAACGGGCCGTTTGTAAATGTGCACGACTATGATTCAAGAAAGATAGAACTTAGCAACAATGGTTTATTTAGAGACTTGCCATTGCTTGATGGTATGGACCAACTAATGAAACACATAAAAACAGAGTGTGCAGCCAAGGACATATATTGGGAAATATTAACCTGTACAGGCATGCAAAACAGACAAGTAGTGGCCAATGACAAGATAGAATGGATTAGAGAACATGTAGACAAAGACGTGGTGGTGACCTGTACTTTTAAAGGTGTGCAGAAAGCTGCTTATGCAAAAGAAGGCTACATATTGATTGATGATACAGAAAAAAACATAGACGCATGGAGAGGTGCTGGAGGCATAGGCATACTTTTCAAGGATGCGGCCAGCTGTATTGAAGAGTTAGAGGTGCTTCTATAGTTTGCTAATTTAAGGTCCTAGTAGTATGATTTTACTACTAGGATTTTATAACCCGAACCTATCGACTGACCTAGCAGACAAGCCAAGACGATAGGGGAATTTCCAAAGGAGGAAATTATGGCAAATTCGACATTTAATGGACCTGTCAGGTCCGAAGG